GCGCTCGCAGCGGACAATGATGCCGCTGCGGTGTCGGGGAACTTCCTATGCAGGTTCCTGGGGGTGATGTAGTTATACTGCGTCACCGTAGCGGGAGCCTCAAGTAGTGTCGCCTGGATCTCCCCCCGGTCACTAGCGATGTCATAGAACTGAAACTCCACTTCAGCGTCGTTAGTGTCAATCGCGAAGTAGACAGAAGCACCAGCCCCGACCGTGAAAAACTCATTCATCAGGTAGACGAGTCCACGCACGGCTAGGCCATCAGGTCCGGTCGCCGCCTGCTGATATGTGCGCTTCCGCCAGTAGTTTGCCACGTTCCTAGTCTACGCGGGGATAACGCGCTTCGCTCCGGCCGCATACAGGTCCATTTCGGGCACGATGTCGGCAAAGTTCCCCGTAACGATGTCCATGTAGGGGACCACTCGAGGAGTCCGCTTCTCTACCGCCAGACATTCCTGGTAGGCGTTTACCCGCATCACCTCTTCGATCGGCAACCAGGAGTCGTCTTGCAACGCTAGGTCACGGGCAAGCATGAGAGCCATGTCCACGTTGTAGCCTTCGTAAATGTAGGTCCCTCCAGGGCGTAGGAAAGGCCAGACATACGGTTGCATAGTCCGGGTGGAGTCAATGACGACATCGAACCAGTAGCCTCTCAGGGCGGCCCTGACGGCATCCTTATCGGTAGCGTCCACCGTCGCGACGTTAATGCCGGGCAGGTCAGCGCACCTGGGATCCGCGTCAATCGCCCTAACAGTAGAGCCTTCCGGAAGCGCGGCCTGCCAGATCTCTACTGCCCCACCGTTGCCGACGCCGACAAGTAGCATCGCGACCGGCCTGGCAGGGACTTCCCTATCGAAGGCGTGAAGGGTGATCTCGTTGTGTTGGGAGACGGCCCCGGCGTGATTTATCCAGTGAGCGCGGTAACCCATGCTTCCCCCATCCCACTCATGTCGAAACGCTCTTTCGCGATCGCCCTCTGCCGGTCGGCTTCCTGCTTCCGCGTCGCGGGGTCCAGGAGCGCCGTTGCGTGGTCGCGCCATTCGTCCGGGGTCTCCGCTAGCCGCCCAATCCCCGCGGCCGCTAGTAGCCTGTATTCCTCTGTCGGTGTCGCGATAAACGGGATCCCAGCGGCGACGTACTCCAGCCCCTTCAAATACGACTTCGCCTCGTTAAACGGGGTACGGGTCAGCGGCACCAGACCAACATGAAACCGGGAAAGCATCTCCGGCACCTTCTCGATTGTGCCCATGGGTGACGTGTCCACGCGGCTAAGCCCAGCCCTCGCAGCAAAGTGCTTAGGGTCTCCAGGGATATGCCCGGAGTGATGCACCGTTATCCCATGATCGCGGGTGAAACCGGGTAGCCAACTGCTAAGCAGTTCGATATCACCTGATCTCCAGAGTGTCCCGCCCAGCCACCCAAACACCGGCTTCTCAGGTTGCTCCACTGGAGAGAACCGATCTACCTCGACCGCGTTGCGTACCAGTCTCACGTCCCTGCACCTACGGGAATAGAAGTTCCCCAGAAATGCGGTAGAGACCGTGACGAAATCCGCTTGCCGTATCCCAACCTCATAGAACATGCGATTGTTCTCAGGGTTCGTGCGGGGATCCGTGGCCCCGTTAGCGATGTTGTCCTTGTGCAGGTCGAAATGGAAGTCGTCAATGTCCACGACCACCGTCTGCCCCTTCGCCTGCATGACGTGGAACAGTTGCGGCACGGACTGGTGCATCATCAGTTTGTAGACGTTTACGTCAAACCCGAACAGGGCGCCGTCCTCATGCGCCAGGCCGATGCCCATCGGTTCGTGAGGTCGCGGTTGCCCCACGGAAACATCCACACCTGCCGCGGCCATCACTCGAGCCGGGAGCACCTGCCGGTAATACGCGCACCCGTTAGGCGATGGGGGATCTACCTGATTGTTCCAGTCGCCAGAGATGAACGCGACGCTACGGCTTGCGGATGTAATCCCCGGTGCCGTGCTGGCAGAAGCATCCTGAGCCGGGCCACTCACACTTCTTGTGGAGCGTTGCCGCTTTCTTGTAGTCATGGTTTACGTTGTGGTCCCCGGCCCGCTTGCACGTCTGACAGATCATGCCCCTCCTTCGCAACCTGCACCTCGCCAGAGACCCTCATCATCTCCGCGATGTTAATGTATCCGCGGCCATCCTCATAGTTGTCCAGGTGACCAGGGTCCACCTTAGACCTACTCGCCTTAAGCAGCACCATGAGCCATCCCACGTCGTGCGGGGTTATCTCAACGCCCAGGTAGGCGGACCAAAGCGCGGCAGTGCGCCGGATGTTCGGCCCCACGGGACCATAGTGGGCGGCCCGTTCCTGGAGTATGTCCATTACAGGACCGCTACGTCGGCAACCCGCTGGTGAGTGTTCATCACGAACGTGAGCATACCCGGCTCCGAGATCTCCCCCGTTGCGACTCGCCAGTATTCACTACCCCCGTCTAACGCTGGGGCTTGCATCCAGAAACAGCCACCCCAGTCCGCCACCCGCAAATGGTGATAATGGCCGGAGACCAGGACATCCGCGTCCCCGATCGGCTGTTTCCCTGCCGCCTGCTTCTCCCACCAGGAACGCAGTTTCCCCTCAGCGTTAGCCCCGTTCCGGGTAACGTGACCATGCGTGATGCCTAGGATCCACCCGGCGGATGGGATAGTAAGCGTCAGGTTGTCGCGGGCCACCGCGAAATGGACGTGCCCGTAGGCGTCAGGGTTAGCCGCGAGGATCTCCGAGACCTGCTCCACGATCGCCAACTCATCATTGTCGTGCGCGCCCGTGAACGCTTTTCCGCCACTGCCCCGGTTCTCGCCATGGTTACCGGCGACCGCGGCCACCGTCACGGTCTCGAAGTGCTTGCTCCATGCCTGCAATGAGTCTGTGAGGAGCCGCCGCGTGATCTTCACTTGATCGCGCCGGTCTATCTCCACGGAGAAAGTCTGCGCCGGATAATGCCCTAAGCATCCCTCCACACTGTCACCAGTCCACAGAACGTTCAGATGCGCGACTGGCCTACCGATCTTCCGCAACTCGAGCACCCGCTGGATGACCGCTTCACGCCTGTCAATAATGCGGGCGATGGTTCCCTCGAGCCCGTCCCCGTCCGCCTTGCCGATCTGCCAGTCCGCGAGAACCACGTTCAGCGTGGACTCCCCCTCAAACGACCGCTTCTTAGGTTTGTGCTTCATGGCTTCGGCAATGAGCGGCTCGAGATCCACAGTCGAGTGGACGCGCCGAATCACCTTAGCCTTAAACTGGCGGTTCATGAGCCCGTCCGGGCCACCCCACGAGTTAAAGAGGACCGGCTCAACAATCTGATACTCGACTGGATCCAGATCCCACGCGCGGAGAATCGAGTCCCACTGAGGGTCGCCCGACACCGCGTCGGTTGTGATCGTGCCTTCCGTGCCCAGCCACTCAACCCCCGGCTGCCACATCCGCTTCCGCGCCGTCAGTTCCTCAGCCGCCTGGATCGCTTTCGTAAACTCGTCTTTCAGACTCACGTCACTCCTGCTTGTTAGCGGCCTTACACCTAGGGCAGGTGATCCGCCAGGGTGCCGTCACCATTTCCGCGAGCAACTTATTGCAACGCCAGCAACGGGGCCGTTCTATGGTCAGGGCACCTCTCCCGTAGACATCAACCATGTCAACGCTCCGTGACCGCCTGCATCGCGATCGTGAACTGGGGGCGGTCCTTCTCATCCGTACCAGTCGCGTTAACCGCGGAGAAGGCGGACACACGGAGGAAACGGACACCGCTGATCTCCTCATCCGTGATGTTAGTGAGCACATCGCGCACGCTAACCGCCAGATTCCGCCCACCAGGGTAATCGTTACGGCCCGCGCGAACAAGCACCTGCACACCTGGACGCTCAAGAGTCGCCGCGTTATCCCGCAACACCTCGAGCGGCGCCGCACCCGCGTACTCAAACAGGGAAACACAAAGGTCGGGCTGGTCCGGCATCATGCCGATAAACAGGTTCGTGCCCACTGTCGCCACCGAAGCGGAAGTGAGCCGGTCTGCTAGAGCCTCGAGGATCATCGTCCCTGCCTTAGAAACGCCAGGAGACGCTCTTTCACCTTGCGAGTGAACGTGGGCGCGTAAGCCCTAGCCGGGGTCTCCAGATACTTGTATTGCTTGCCATGGTTGTAGTTCTTCGGGATCTCGTGGACATACACCGCGTAGGGGGCGGCCGCGCCGCCATAAGTGATCTCCACCTCGATACTGTCTGAAGAAACCTTTGGCCTCTCGACCCTGCCGGATGTCTTCAGCGCCCCGAACCGATAGGGCACGATCTGCTTAGACTGGTTCAGAACCACGTTCGCTTCTGAGGTGAGCGCCATCTCCAGATATGTCGGAGCCTGTTCACTGCGCTGCACAACCCGGATGAGTTTATCCATGCCCTCGAGCCGGATCCCTATGTCAGCCACAGGTCACCCGTTCACGCGAACGACCGTATGGTGCTGCCCGTTCCAGTCATAAGGAGTGTCCACGCCGACGATCACCGGTTCCGTGCCGTCCTGGAGCCGGATCTTAGAATCGGTAGTCACGGCAACCACCCCATAC